AATAGCCTTAGAATCAAATACAGTGTATACATTTAAACTTAATAGCGGAGAAGAATTAATCGCTAAAGTGAAACAATCTGGTGGTAATTGGATTATAATTGAAGAACCAGTCTCTATTGCACCTATGCAACAGGGAATGCAAATGATCCCTAGCGTATTCACAGCAGATCCGAAGGATGAATACAAACTAAATACTAATAGTATTGCAATTGTTGCAAATACAGATGATAGCTTGAAAATGAAATATTTAGAAGCAACCACTGGTATCAAAGTACCAGAGAAAAAAATCGTATTAGGATAAAATGCCAGGAATAAGTCGTGTCGGGGACGCTAATCAAACGGGTGGTGCAATTACTAGAGGCGCCGGAACCGTTTATGCCAATGGCATTAAAGTAGGATTACATGTCAGTCCTATAACACCACACGCACCATGGGGGAAACCGCACCCCCCGCACGGAAGTGCTACCACTACAGAAGGTAGTCCAACTGTATTTGCCGAAGGAGTCCCTGTTCTAAGAATAGGATCAGGTAATAGTTGTGGACATTCTATTGTTCAAGGTAGCGGGGATGTGTTTGTACCATGAGTCTTACAGGTAAATATACTCCCCTGGGATTAAACAGTTTGGGGTCTCTTGTTCAAAATCAAGGTTTATGTATAAACCCTGAAGCTGTTCGTCATATGGGGTCTAGCACCTCACTGTCCAATTACACATTAGGCATTACTACACAAGATACTGTATTGCGTATGTTAGTTTGGTCTATCAGAGCAGGTTTTTTAAACACATCCTTTACAAATTATTCTCAATTAATTTCTATAGGTGCTAATTCTATTCCTTTATTAGGTGACAGTAAACCCCTTGAATATAAACGAACTGCCACACTCAATCCTTATCCTAATGCAGTCCCGTATACAAGTGAGTACACTAGCTTTGGTTGGTTACGTATTATTCCATTACAAGCACATTATGAATTTTATATCAATAACGGCTCTTATAGTGATTTCGTAAGTACATTTAGTATGTCCTCTGGATTTATAAATGTATCCAATAAAGCAATTGATGCATTTAATGCTAGCCCAGAATATCTAGACGGTGCCTATAGTAATATGAATGATTTAATTACTGCTGACATATCAGGAGTAAACTTAGCTTTATTTGATTTTGGACAAGAATTAATTAATTCAGGTCGTGCAATAGACTTATCATCTATTGATACTTTTGGTCAACCATTAAATTTATTAAAAACATTATATAAAAATAGAGGAATAACAAAGTCTGTTAATCTTGCTTTAATAAGTGCAGGCTTTTCTTCAGACGATATTGATATACTAGTTAAAAGTAATACAGCACCAGCAGACCAGCAGAAAAAAATATTTGCAGCCTTCAGTATCATAATGGGCAAAGACCTAGAAGAAGTTTTATTAATACTAAACTGCCAAATAAAAAATGTACCAGTTTTATCTTATTTGCTCTCTCCTAAAATATTATTCCCGAAGAGTCATGCCTCACTTACTGTGCCAGTATATAATGCCTCACCGGGCCCCACAAATAGTAAAACATATCTTTTAATATATGATACCGATGGATCCGTAAGATCACAAGTCACACAAAGATTTGGTGTTGAATTGTCTAGTATATTACCTTTTGATTTATCAGCCGCATGTGAAGCGTTTAGTATTGCAATGATGCAAATCAAAAACATTAAAGCAATGAATATTGAAAAATTTAGTCAAGTAGTAAATGGTTTAGAAGCTGTAAGTGATTTAAATGTTAACGGAACTAATATTCCTACAGATAAGGGAATACTTACTAGTACTACACCATTGTTAGCATTAGGCAGCGGTCTTCAAGGTAGATATACAACATGTGACTTCTTTGGAGCAATGAGTGGTATTACATATGATTGGAAGAACCTAACCGGGTATATTAAATCATTACAAACACAAAAATTATTTCAAATATACCATGAACTATACTTAGCAATAACATGGAAAGCCAGTGCCGGCACAGTGCAGATTACTACCTCTTATGAACAGACTGCAAGTGAAGTTATTGATCCTGATACTTCACAAACAATAAGCCCTGCATATTACCGATTAAAATACAGTATTACCGGAATAACCCTAACAGATCCGGGGGGCGGATATAGTAGAGGTAATGCACCTGCACCATTGGTATCCTTTTATGAACCTTCAGCAATAGGTTCACCTTCAGGTGCTACAGCAACCACATCGATCAACACAAGTGACACAAGTAGTCCTACAGGTCCGCCCGCAACATTTGGAAAAATAATTTCTCTATCGCTTACTAGTGCAGGACAACCTGTGATTTACGCTACGGGTGTTCCGGCAGCAAATGGAAAATCAGGTCCTCCCACTATGAGTAGTCCTACTATTCCTGAACTTAGAATACAACGAGCACCAACTGACACATTACCGGTATATACAAACAACGGAACAAACACACCATATAATACAGTGGGTTGGCCCGGAATGAATAGCGTGGGTTTAGCTTATATTAATCAAGCTAATTCTGAAATTCAATCTATATCAACAAATAATCCTACTGTAGCAGTAAAAGCCAACACATTGTACAATATATTTGGTTGGCATATGACGTTGGAACAAAATGCTAGAAGTCTAGGATTAAGACAAGAGAAATATCTCCCGGACTTAAGCACAACAGTTGTTGACATATATGCATTTATGGAAGGATTAAATCAATTTAGTCTTGACACCGGTGTAGAAATGAGTGTTCAAGTATTAGAAGCGATTACTGATTACAGCAAAATAGGCGGAAGAAGTTTAGTTGGAATGATGCGTGAAACTAGAAACGCACATAGATTGGGATTAACTGGTGCAGAACAAGACAATGAAGTTGGTATAGAAAAACTAACTTTACCTAGAGTTAATGGTAGTATACCAACTAAAACAGTTATTGATAACTTCACCGGAGAAAAAACTGTAGTTACGATCGGCAAAGATACTCCATTAGTTGATAAAATTGTTGTCACTGGTGGTCCTACAGATGACCCGACTATAGTAGGAAGTTTATCAACCTCACCTGAAGTAACATTAATACCCGATGATTTAAACCCGTATGACATAGCTGATACAGTGAAGTCAAGTATTATTACAATAGATCATGCAATCGAAGATGTTATATTATGTAACTGCGATTGCTGGGATAATTTACCTTAATTTATTGACAATAAAACACATATAGTATATAATATACTATGAAAGGATTATATATGAAAAATATAACTCCGTTGCTTCCTAAAATTACTGCAATTTTTATAGCGATATTTGTACTAACAATATCAATTGCACCCGAAATTTATAATTTTAGTGACACAACTGAACCAGAAGTAATAGAAGCCAAACCCGTTGACCAAAAACAATTAAAATGTTTAGCAGAAAACATTTACTTTGAAGCCAAGGGTGAAAGTTTAAATGGGCAAGCCGCCGTAGCCAGGATAGTGATGAACCGTATTACGCATGGATTTGCATCTACTCCCTGCAATGTTATACATCAATTTACTTATGTAACCAAAATCAATGAAGAAACTCTTGATACATACCGTGTTAAAATGTGTCAGTTTAGTTGGGTATGTGAGGGTAAACCTAAACCAAACCCAAACGATCCTAAGTATATCAAGGCTTTAGATATTGCACATGATGTTTTGGCATACGATGCATATGAAGATGTGTTGCCTAGAACTGCGTTATTCTTTCATAATTTAACCGTAGATCCTTTATGGCCTTATAAACAAGTAGCAAAAATTGGAAATCATATTTTCTACAGTAAAGCTAAAAAGGATAGTAAACAATTAAAGAATAGTGTATAATGTCAGATAAACCTAATTCAGCAAAGGGTCGTGATAGTTATGATTCTACATCAACTGGTTCTTTAATTCCATTTTTTAATAGGAATGTGACACCATATGCGACTGAATCGGGTGGTCCTAAATTTGATTTAATCCCTGTTAGTAAACAAAAAGATATAATGATTAATCATGCTAGGATTTATGCCCAGCAGGAATATGATCGTATTATGGAATTAGTTACTGTTTTACAAAAACAAGCTGATAACATTAAGCGTAGATTAGAAGTGACAGATTTAGTTCATAGTGCTGAATATCAGTTTCAAACTGTTATGGGAAATTGTTATTGGTTAGTATGGGAAAAAAGAAAACAAAAAACATTATTAGTTATAACGGGACCACTGAACTGGAGTACAGGTGTTCCTGAAACATATGAATACATTACTCAAGTAAAGTATATGGGCGATCATACTTGGTTAGAGGTAGAAGATGATAAGCAGTAGTCCAGAACGC